CAAAGACGGGAAAGCAGTTAAACCTAAGAGGGGGGAGAAAGCTAACTGGAATAAATATCTGAAACTGGCGTGTTATAAGTTTGGCGAGGGTCAAGTTAGACAAGGAGACGAGTATCGGAAGATTTACGACCTTAGAAAGGCTTACGAAGCCGGTAGAGATAGCGAGATGAGCAAGGGTCATGCTGACAGGAGAGCTAAGCGATATATAATCAAGAAATTCTTGTCAAACATCAACCACGATCTGATAATGTAAAACTTGACAATCCGTTAGCACCCATGCTATTGTATTGCCAAAGCTAACGCATTGTAGTTTATGTAAGGCTCCTTCGGGGGCCTTTTTCTATGTCAGAACTTACCGAACAGATTAAATCCAGACAGGACGCCGCCGAAAGGTTTCTCGTCCACAAAAGAACCCTTTGGGATGAGTGCGAGAACCTTTTTCACAATAAATTATCTTCCACGATTGCTAAAACCACCAAATCACAGGTTTTTGACCCCAAATTGACCACTTTGCTCCTAGAACGAGGCTATAGGGTAATGGCCCAGCTTCCATCAGGTAAAGTTAAGGGAGTTTCCCGAAACGATACTGGCGCAAGCGAATTGATGAACCTTATCTTAGAAAAATATGTATTTCCTAATGCTAATGCTCAATTTGACTTCTTAACCAAACTCCGGATGATGGATATTTATTCCAACCTTTACGGGAATTTCTTTGCGATGGTTGATTGGGATGTTCGCAAGAATGGTTACATCGGGCCGGATTTGTGGCTTTTGAACATTAGAGATGTTTTTCCCCAAGTAGGGGCAGTTTCAGTAGATGACAGCGACTTTGTTATCGTCAGAACTTGGAAACCGCTATCTTTCTTCGAGAATATCAGCCCGAAGGCCGAGGGTTACAAAAATATTGCTAAGATTGTCGCTAAACTCAAAGACAAAGCTGGTTCTAAGCAAGCAAGGGATCAATCAACGGCTGTTTCTCAAAGAGAGATGAACCAATATCCAGACCAGGTGGCCGCTAAGAACGCTGGCTACTTTGAAGTTTGGTCACAATTCGAGAAAGATAGGTGGGTAGATTATTGTGTCGATGCTGATTTGGAATTTAGGGATATTAAGAATCCACATGAGAACGATGAACTTCCGGTAGTTTGCAAGCACTCAATTCCTCTTTTAGATGACATTATGGGTATGGGTGATTTTGAGCGAGGCAAAACAATGCAGATGGTTGTTAACTCTATTTGGAATTTGTATTTGGATGCAGTTAAGATGTCGATTTTCCCTCCGGTCATGCTTAACAAGGATATGATCGCTTCGATGGCCTCAATCAAGTGGGGAGCAACCGAGAAGTGGTTAGTTAGAGGTCAAGTTGATAATGCGGCCAGGACAGTCGATTTAAGTCCCAAAGGAATCGCTACTTTCAACAATACCTACCAAGTTGCTAATTCTGCCATTCTTAATATGTTCGGAACAACCGATACCGCAGTAACGGCTCAAACAGAAGCCGGATTCGGGAAAACTCCTAAAGCCTTGTCGATGCAACAGAATAGGGAAAACACCAGAGACAACGCTGATCGGTTTTACATGGAGCAGTTCCTAAAGAAGACTGTCAGGAAGATGGTTAATCTAGTTAGTAAGAAACAGGAGAGCAGTATTACTTTGAGGCTTTTTGAGGATGAAATCAAACAGTTATCCACACTCTATCCAGAGTTAAAGGAAATGTATAACGAGAAGTCAGGGAAGTTGACTGTCAATAAAGGAAAGGTTGGTTCAATGATTTATGATTATGATCTTGTTTCCGGTTCTACTTATGCGGTTGACCAGCAAAGCCAGCAACAGAACTTAACAATGTTAATGGAAATGATAACCCAGAATCCGCAGTTGCTTGAACTTATAGGTAAAGACTACACGGTTAATTTTGGTGAGTTGTTTAAGCGAGTAATTTCTAATTCCGGTATTCAAGACTGGGATAGGATCATTGTTGAAAAGACAGAGGAAGAGAAAACTGAGGATGTTCTAAAAGGAGATCAACAAAAGTTTATGGAGGCGTTGCAAGGTCAACCAGGAATGAATCAAATTCCGCCAGAGCAATCAGGTCAACCAGCGCCACAAGGAGGGGGAGTGCCACCAGCACAACCTAAATAATGGCAGACCAAACAGCAGTTAGGCCCAATTTTGTTAATCAAACACTTAACCCGATTGTGGAGAAGAAAGCCAAGAGTGAAGGACTTGATGAAGCAGAAATCCAGTTAGCAACCATGTCAATGTCGGCAGGTTGGAAAGTTTTAACTGATTTTTTAGATGAAATTGTAGAAACATTAGATGAAGGAAATGAAACAGCGATTGCCAATGGGGCAGACTTTGAAAAGATAGGTCAGAACACTCTTATTATTAGCCAAACCAAGAGTGTAATAAAAAGAATATTAAATAAGGTTGGCGATGCCAGGGAAGCCTATGAGGAATCCAAAAATGCCGAGGGGACAAAATGATGAAGAGACAGAGGTTCTGGACTTTAACAAACCCGCATATAGTTTCATTCCGAAAGGAAATCATGACTGGCGACAACAAGGTCCGTATCTTGTATGCAAAAGTTGCGAAATCCAGCATGCGACGTGGATTGGGATGGAAAAGATCATGGTTGGGATTGATAAAAAAGGCAGGCCGCTCGTTAAAAAGAGGGAAGAAGTAGGGATGTAGAGTTTCTGTACTGGAGTTGGTTCGGGCAGTACCAACTCCGTTACAGGCACTTTAAGTCTGGGGTTCTCGCATAACCTGAGAATTACTCGAATCGGTGCGTAACAAAGAAAGGAGGTGAAAAATGAAAGATTCACCTGACGAAGGCGTTAAACCACAGGTTGAGGAGGAAAACAACCTTGATGCTACGCCAGCAGCAGAAGAAGAAGCCTCTGAGGAAACTTTAGAAACTGAAACCGAATCGGCAGAGGAGGTTACAGAAGAAAAAGAGGAAACAGGGGATAGTTCTAAGAAAAAGGGCTATAGCCAAAGGGTCAGACAGCTCAATAGTAGAGCTAAGGAGGCTGAAGCTAAAGCACAATCGTTGGAGGAAAAACTAGCGGAATTGACGGCTCCAGTAGAGTCACAGATTGGACAGACACAATCACAGAGTCCGCAGAATGAACCGATTGTAAAACCTGGAGAGGAAATTGATGCAGCCGAGCTTAATCGAAGGATCGAAGCGAGGGAGCAGAATATCATTCAACAGGCTGATGCCCGTTCTCAATTGAGAACTAAGCAATCAGAAGCAGTTACTCGGATCAATAACGAAGCCAATGAGGTGTTGAAGATTCATCCGGAACTTGACCCAGAAAGCGAATCCTTTGACCAAGAACTTTCCGAATCGGTTACTGAAGCTACGGAAGCTTATGTAAGAAATAATCCGTACTCTGCATCTGTTAAGAATTTCGTTGCTAAACAGATGAAACCCTATCAACGGGCAGTAGCGAAAGAGGTAGGTAAGGTTACTGAAAATGTTGCCAAGCAAGCATCAGAGACCGCTTTAAGACCTACTTCGGTAAAAGGCGGCGGAAAGAAATTTGAAGAGAAGACTTTAGAGGAAATGGAAAAGGAGCTAGGAATAGTTTATTAACTTTCTCTCTTAGTCAATCTCGAAAGCGTAAGGGCTTTAAAAAGACTTGGCTAAGATCAGCATAAGCTGAGAAAGAGAGGTGAAAAATTATGGCAACAGTTGGTTTAGGAATAGCTGGTGGAAAGACAAATGTTAACGTCGCCACCACCGGAGGTTTAGTTCAAGAAATTAGCACCTATTATGAACGAGTGTTCATGAAAAGGGCTGAGTACGAATACGTATTAAAGGAAGGGGGTCAAGTTAGAACCCATCCTGATGGTGAAGGTCATACAGTAAATTTTACTCGTTATGATCCTCTCACTATTGTTACTGATAACTTGGGCGAAGCTTCAAACCCTGTAACCTGTGCAATTACGGCAAGCACCGTGTCCATGACTCTTTCGGAGTATGGTTTGACAGTCAACACTTCTCGATTCCAGTCGCTAGTATCTATCGATGCTGGTATGAAGGAAAAGATTGAGTTAGTCGGTCAGAACATGGGAGAAACGTTGAACCGTCTAGTGAGAGCAGAACTAGGCAATGGTACTTCTTATTATCCGAATGGTCACTTTGTAAGCTCGATTGCGGCTGGTGACGTTTTAGATTCTTGTAACATCAGAATGATGGTACGAGCTTTAGAACTGAACAAGACTCCCAAATACCAAGATGGAATGTACATCGGTAAAACGGAGCCTTACAGCAAGTACAAATTGCTTGGAGATACGGCTTGGATTAACGCTAAGACTTACTCCGATGTAAAAGATTTGTACAAAGGTGAAATGGGTGAACTTTATCAAGTTCGTTGGATGCTAAACAAGGATTTGGCTTGTGGAATTGAAGGAACAGATACGGCTGCTTCGGCGGTTAATAGATATTACACTTATGTTCACGGCGCAGATTCTTTTGGAGTCTATGATCTTGATAAAGACAAACCGAAACTTTACATTCTACCTAATGTAGTTGATTCAGCTTCTCCTGCGGGACGAATCTCGATCATCTCTTGGGCAGGATCGTATGCGACTAAAATCCTGAATAGTAAATGGGTTTTAACCGCACGGTTTACAGACGTTTGACGGCTCGGTTCACGAACGTCTAGGTTGTTTGTTGGGGGATGCCCTTATAACATTCCCCAACTTATAAGGAAACAACAGAAAGGAAAAAATGGATAAAACAAGACAACATGATCTGCAACAATTAAGGCAGGACTATCGGCAAACAACCGACCCTAATCTTAGAAGGCAAATGGAAGATGCTGGAAAGAGAATTGCTAGGGAAGATAAATCAATGGCTAGTGTAAGGGAATCTTTGTTGAAAGAACATCGGAGGGGTGGAAAACGTGGTGTGGAGAATATTAAAGACATTCATGCTCGAATGGAAAAGGATTATAAATACAGACATCCTAAGAAAGGTTACTAATGTCAGCAGATACAACCTTTAGAACCAAATCAGAACCAGAGGTTGAACCTGTTTCTGAGGTTGCCAAAGAAACTAGGTCTGGAGATGAGGGTGAACGAGAGGTTGTTCCTTATTTAAATTATGAGGGAGAACACGGGCATCCTTATTCGGTTGATTATTTTAAGTTGGGAGATACTTGGGATGATCCTAGTGGTGGTTTTAGGCAAGAGTTAGCAGTAATGGAAGAATACATGGAAAAACAGATTGAATCAGGTGAGGTGGCTAACAGTATTGATGCAATCAAAGAACGATACAAGGAAATAGAGAAAGTAACAAAGGTTAGCAAAGAAGAACGAGCAGTAGTTAAAGTAGAAACGGTTGCCGCTTACATTAAGTTCTTGATGGAGAGTGATCGTACAAAGTTTAATTTGATGAGGTATGGCAAGTATGGGAATAATTAGGGTAGCAAATAAAATAGCAAAACAGGTTCAGGAGATTTTTAATCTCTCTTTTGACACGGAGTACAATGTTGTAGCTTTCGAGAATCTTGGTTTTGATGGAGTTTCGTTACAGAGACTTGGGGCTGATAATATGGCTGTTAAAATTACTGTTAGTGGAACCAATAAATATATAGGTTTAGCGGCTCCAGGTACAGCCCAAGCAACCGAAAAATGGCAAGCTTTCAAGATTGATACTGCAAGTGGGACTATAATTACTTTTGCTGATGGTAATGCCGATTTTGATAATGCTGCCACAGATTTAACAGGTTTATCATACTCATAAAATGGCTGTTGGCAAACATCTTGTTGAACACGCAATATTGGGAGTAGATGATACTGTAACTCTAGACACCCGCTATGTTAACGCCACTGGCGACACCATGACAGGTGATCTTCTTATTCAACCTACATCTAACTCTACAACTACTTTCCAAGTCAACCAATCAGATACCACTAATGTTCTAACTGTTGATACTACTAATGCTAAGACTTTGACTACTGTTCTCCAAACCCCAACCATAAACGGCGGTATTCTTGCTAATGAAGATATAACCATTCAAGGTACAACCCACGCTACT